AGGGCGTGTACCTTGTAAAGTCATAGGTCCTGTAGAAGCAGGTGATATGATGATTAGTGCTGGTAACGGTATGGCAAAAGCGTTTGATGCAGATGTTGGATCTCCAGCATTGGGAACTGTTATAGGCAAAGCAATTGAAGATCACGTTGGTGATGAAACTACTACAGGTGTCATTGAAGTATTAGCAATGATGATGTAATAGGCACAACTGGGTGCTATTGCCAGATAGACTGAACAGTCTTAAACTTTGCCATAATCTCATCAGCATTTAGTGTGTTGTACACACCTGGATGTAGTGGCTTGGGATAGTTTTCTATCACAGTCCAAGCATATCCTTTGTTTTCAGTGTTAAGGTTAGGTAAAAATTCTTGTCCTACAATGCTTACATAAGTTTGAAATGTGAATCCTTTGCGATCGTTTGTAAACGTTTCCACAGGAATGTGTTTGGTAACATTGGGCTGGAAACCAAGTTCCTCAATAATTTCACGTTCTAGTGCTTGTATATCGCTTTCGCCTGTTTCAACTTTTCCACTGCAGAATCCCCAAGTGCTGTCATGGTTTCTGGCACTTCTCAATAAAAACATATAGCGTTGTGTTTCGATGGCATAAAACAGTGTGCCAACACTGCGATTTAGATTACGATGCTCCATTCGCCTGCTTGATATTCGCCTTCCCAGGACTTGACCCAATTTGAGCCAGTCCATCTATATTGAATTCCTGTTGTGGTATTAGTTACATAGTGTACACCCGTTTCGGTGCTACTGTCAAATACCACGTTCCAACGCACACCATCATACTGTATGATGTCGTTTGCACTTGCATAAAAGTCATTGCCAACACTGTCTTTCCAAGCATCTGGGCCATCTGTGTTGTCTGTGTCACCAATGCTGTTTAGAATAATATATCGTTGTCCCATTGCATTTGCAGGTAGTCCTGCACCGGGTGCAACGTTGAGTGGATTAATAACTTTGTCCACAGCATCTAAATCATTTGTGGGTATAGTGTCTGCATCTACTGTAAACAACAATTGATAGTCGTTGCTGGGATGATAAGCAACTGTACCAACAACTTCGCCTACAGGAGTTTCCAATCGCACCTGGCTTACACCTGCCTGCAGTTCACCGTATTGATTTACAAGAGCACGCCAACTGGTATCATCTGGACCAACTTTTTCAGGTGGATCATTCAGTATGCTGCCATCTACTTTGTTTGTGACTGTTTCGTTTCTGTCTAATATTTGTATAGTGTTTCCTAAGATTAAAACACCAAAGTTCATAGGAGAGAACTTCATACGTTCTCCCATTAACACTTCGCCATCAATGACTCCGTCAGCAATGCCACCGTTGTCATCATATATGCTGGCAACAATCTTAGTAACAACACCAAGTTTTTTAACTTTACTAGGTGCACTCAACCATATGGGCATTTTAAAACTGATTGTTGCAATGTCTATGGTTTCGTCAACACCCACAGGCACACTGCGGTTACTCCATGTGGTGTTTTCCAACTGAATATAACTGAGACTGCCCCAATCTAGATAGTTGTCTGTGCTTTGTATTTCCAAACTAGGATTAAACAACACCAGTATTTGCTCCATCAACTGTAACTTTTGAGTGGTATTTGATGTCCAAATATCCAAGTTCATGCTTAGGTCATATGGTACAGGCATAAGTCTCTCAATAGTAAAAGCATTGCCTTGTTCTGTGGTGTACTGTCCTGTGTCTTTATCATATTTGCGCATGCGAATGTGTTTTTTATCTGACCAATAAGGTTCTTGCACACGTTCTCTGCTATATTCCATTGCTGTGATATACGCACTCATCATTGGTGTGGGTATGACAGCATTTTCGCTATTGCCACGCACTATACTTGATACCTGTCTTGTAGCATCGCCGTAGCGCACAGGCACTGTTACCAGTGTGGTGTTGCCATCACGATTCTTGCCATATTCAACTTGGAAGTTGCTAAATGCACGAATAAACTGCAGTAGGAAACGTCTTACTTGTTCGTCATAAAAGAACATCTGTGGCATTAACTGTCGTCCTCTTGTATTTCAAGTGCTTTACTAAGTGCTTGACGCTGTGATATCACAGTGTTATCATCCTGTGTTGTTGTGGCTGTGTTGTTAACAAATCCCATCTTAAGACTCTTTTGTCCTGCAGCACCTGGTGTTGGGTTGCGGCGTACATCATCTTCAACCTTTTGCCATCTGCTGCCTGTGAGTCTAAACAGTCTGTTGGGTAAAAAGTCTAATCTCAACACATATGAACCTTCAACTGAATCTGTAGGGAAACTGGTACCCATTGTGACTGGATAACCATTGGGTGCAAGCCCATCACCCACAAGATACCCACTGTATGCATTTGCATTTTGTGGGGTGATGCGTGTATTACTTGCATCTTGTAGTTCACTGTCTGTGCTTAGTCCATTTTCGTCTGCCCTATGCCCTGTTGGTTCAAGTGGATTACCTGTTTCGTCCGCAGGTGCAACATAATATTTGCTTACATCATATCCAACTTCAGGAACTTCGTTTTCTGCCTGTTCAACAACGTTGTTAGTGATCTCAAGTTCTTTTTGATATGTGCTTAACAGGTCACGCAGTGTGCTGGTTGTTTCTTCGCCAGTGCTAGGATCAACCTGTATCTTGTCAAGTATGTCACTGTACTCTTGTGAGTCTACCAGTGGCGTACACTTCACACGCCATAAGTGAGGCCACCAACTGGGACTATAACCTTCGCTTGGGCGTGTGCCTTCTTGCACCACATAGTACCGTGAAAGTGCTAGATCTAGACTGGTGTCTAGGCTGTGATAATCTTTCAAGTGAGGTAGTTCTAACACATCACCTGGCATGAGTTTGCGACCCAGTGCCTCTGCCATTTCGTTGAGATGAAATGTGATAAACACAGTGTCATTGCTTAAAAACAATCCAAATTGACTTAAATCAAAGTCTGTGTCTGCAACGTTGTAGATGCCACGCAGATTGTACACATCCTCATCATACTTGCGATCTCTGTTTTCTAAAAACAAAAAGTCTTGTATGGCCAGAGGATCATCTGCAGTCACACGAGGCTGTGAGGCATCATCACTGGCACCTTGGTCTATGATACCAACATATTTGTGAATATTGATGCCAGTGCCGCCAACTGTGAACATTTCACTAATGCGTTTATCAAAAAATTTGAAATCGTTTGTGTGGGCATTATCCTGCCACATACTAATGCGAGGCAACTTATTACTCCTAAAATACTATGTATTTATTGGATTGCTACTCCTGGGTGGCAGGTAATACTGCTGAGTTTTGTCATTATGCCATTCACATTTTTAACTGTCAAGCCTGGTATAACATCTTTGTCATTGATGCCTGGCAATTGCACAAACTGCCTGTTGTCGTCTTGTATTGCACATTCATAATGGTTTTTGCCTGCCTCCAGTATGATGCTTAGTGAGTACAATTTGTAATCTACTCTGGCTCTGGCAATATTTGTGTATTGCTCAATCTTAAATTCTAAATCATCGAATCTTATCATTGTATTACGCCGCAATCTTTAAGGTCCGGCGCTGACCTTCTAAGTTGATTTCGTAGGGCTTATCCCACTTACCAACATTGATTGAAACATAGTAAGCACGACTAAAGTAATCAGTCATTGCGTCGTCCTCACAAAAGTATTTCTGACCACCAGCAAGACCAGGTGCAGTGTGTGCAATCTCTGAAATCTTAGTAAACAACGCTTCATGCTTACCATAAAAGTGTGTATGGTAATGATTGATCTGCTCATAACCATCAAACTCACTAACACGACCATTGTACTTGTCAGTGCTGTCCATGCTACCATCATAGAAGTTTTCAACACCACTCATAATACTAATACGCACACTGCTGTAATGCTCGCGTGTTACACTGAATTTAAAGTCTTTACCAAACTCTGCTTTAAGTGCTTCACGGATTGCTTTAACATCTTTTGTATCAATATAAGCCATTTACTCTCTCCTTGTTTCTAACTATACATATATAATAACAGGTTTATATGGTCTGTCAACCTGTGTGTTTCACTTTTTTTTACTTTTTTTGGCATTTTTTTAGGTTGACGCATATTGTAACTGTGCTATATTAATATAGTAAGTTGAAGTTAACGGAGAGATACAAATGTCGAAGCCAATTACAAATGCACAATACAGAAGAAACGTTATTTCTATGCCTAGAGAAAAGCAAATAGAAAGTGTTGAACGTATGCTTCGTGTTATTCCGCATTGGTTAATGGAAGAAGCAGCTCGTAAAGTCCAAAATCCTAAAGTTATTAAACATTTAGAAAGTCGGCTGCGTCAAGCAAGGCTAATGATGTCCTCAATAATTGCTAACGGAAAGGTTGTGTAATGCATGAACTATTAAAAGATATCGAAGACCTTGAGACAATTGCTCATGGTGTTCGCAATGACGTAAGTAAGAATCTTACACTTGACTTGATTCAAAAGATGATTGAAATCAAACAAGTTGATATAAGTATCTTCGAAACACAAATGGAAATGGAGTTTTTAAAAGATGGCATTAACCGCTCTTAAAGGTAAACCTATCAAGCGTAAAAAAGCACCCAAGGCTCGCCGTAAAACCACTGGCGCTGGTGCTGCACCGTTGGATGACTACAAACGTGCAAAGGATTTTTTCCACTTTGATGTAGACAAAAAAGAATATATGCCTATCATCAAGCAGTATGTCAAAAAGCAGTATGATAAAGGAACTGCGCAGGCTATCTTAAAGAACAGTGATAGTGCAATTGCGTACAGTCATGTTGCAGCATTTTGTCATTACATCAACAATGATAAAGCAGACCAAGTACCTGAAGATACCGTGCATTGGATGGAAGGGTTTTTTATTGACAGACTTGCTGAAAAAGGCAAAACTATTGTACAAGAGATCAAAGCAGTAGAAGCAGAGAAGCCTAAAAATGTTTATGTGCCCAGCATCCAAGAGCGTATCAAGGAAGCAAGCGGCAACATAATTGCTGAGATTGAAGAAGCAGTTGATGACTTTATTAACAATCCAGACAAGTTCAAAGGTTTGGATGCTGTTAAACTGTTTCGTAAACTAAATGTTAATCAAGCACATGCTAGACATATCCGTGCGTTCTACGAAGGTCCACTAGCAGAGTATACTATGCTACAGCAACCTGCTCGTGAACAAGACGAAGATTTGCGTGAAGGATATGCACACTTAGACAAAGCAGCCATTAAGCGTGGCGTTGCACTGTTCCAAGGTATTGTTGGTGCTTGTGATCTGATATCAGCAGAAAGTAAAGCAACTCGCAAGACCCGCACACCCAAGCCTAAGAGTGCTGACAAGTTGGTATCTAAAATGAAGTATTGCAAAACCGACGAAAAGTATAAAGTAGCCAGCATTAATCCAGTAGATATTATTGATGCTACGGAAGTGTGGGTGTTTAACACTAAGACACGCATTCC